ACACTACAAATATAAATAATGAACAGGGTGTAGGACTGAAAGTTGTTAATAATACTTTAACATGTTGGACTACACCTTCTCCAATTGTGTGCAACTCATCAAGTAGCTCGAATGTTCCTGGTAAACCCGTCATACTTTGTTTTAACAATGATGCACCATTTAACAACTATAGATATCCGAGGACATATGCAGCAGGAGGTACAAAGTGGCCTTTCTTTACAACAAAGCGATAATACTTATGGATGAAATGCTGCACTGTTTACTGCACTGTTTACTGCACTGTTGTTTATTTTTATGTAACAGGGACAGGGAGAGGGGCTACATCATTTTGGTCAAAATACCATCTATCTGCCAAATACCGTGGTCTGTTAAAACTATCGTCAAAAGTTCTAGATGCGGACGTCATCTTGGGACCAGATACAAGGATATCCTGTATCTGGGCAATACTAATCGCGTTATTATAATATGTCAAGTTCGACAAGTACCCAGAAAATCCACCATTTAAACAAATATTTACATCGTCATAATTCTGTTTTACAACATCCTTCATGATACGCCGCCTTGTTAAACGTCCATTAACATATACATCACAGTTCTTACCTTGTATACGTATTACAACATTCATCCATTTTGCAATCGGCAAATCATTTATATCTATAGTATCACTAAACGGATCATCAAATGAATTCACTATTACACGAATACCGTCATATTTGGGATTTATATATAAACCAGGAGCATTATTTGGTGAAATAATACCATCACTTTTAGGTTCTTTATTTCCTTTGTTAAATACATGATGATATGTGGTGTCACTTGTAAAACCGTTAAAAAATAACCATACCGACCATGTAAATTCTATACCAGTCTTTTCATTCATAGAACGAACAACCGTAATTGACTTTTTAATGTCAGGATTTTGAGATATAATTGTAGAATCAGAACCATTTATATATCCATCAACTAGTACAACCTTACCACCCGGAGAAAATAACCAAGTAATAAGAGCTACCATGAGTCGAAATAAAACCGCAAAGCCTATTATAACCATTAACAAAAAAGCAATTTTTGCAACCCAACTATTTGATTCTAAAAAATCTTTAGAACCCTCCACTACACTTGCAGAACTAAAATCTTTGAACCCTGATTGGGATAATGATGAATCCATACCAGGACCGAGGTCAGAACCAGCATTAGGACCAGCATCAGGACCGGCATCAGGACCAGCATCAGGACCAGCACTTGGAATTAAATTTTTAAATGAATCTCCAAAACTTTGATTTTTTGATGATGGTTCCATTTATAATTATAATTATATTTATATTTATATAATAGATATAAAATATTTATATACTGCTTAATTATCTACTAAAATAATTAATCAGTTAATGATTAATTATTCCTTATTTTAAAATTGAAATTTTACGTTTATCTAAATGCTGAAACTCTTCAAAACGGAGTTATCTTTCAAGAATGCCAACTCCAATTTATAACGCTTGAGAGCATTCAAGTCGAATGCAGAATTCGTGTATCCTCTAGAATAAATATCCCATACTTCCTTTGGACTAAATACGTCGGGACTATATACCACACTGGCAATAAAACCAGAAAATCCTGGAACCTGTGTGTTAGTAGGTGTTCTATTTCCTCCTATAAAAATAGCAGTATTCTTTGAAATAGGTGATGCAACTGTAGTCATGCTACATGTCTTTATCAATTTACCGTCAATATACACATCAATCGCGCGATTGTAGACACTAACCGATATATTTACCCATGTTTGTAGTGGAAAATTTGTAACACTACAAGTAGATGAAAGCGAGTTATATACATTTTCATTATTTCCTACACTTACTGGACTAGCCGGCTCAATATATATATGCAAGTCATTGGTTGTCTTGGCAAAATACAAAGCAAAAAAACACGGACTTCTTTCACCTGGCGCTAATGCTAAAATATTCTTACTATTTCCGTAGTTTACACTCCAGTCATCAATATATGTCCATACGGAAAATGAGTAATTATTTCTAGAACTATCTACTACTTTATCCAGTGACTTATGAAATAATTCGGTTCCTTTTTGAAAAGACATCAATACCTCCATTGAAGTGAAAAAATAACTCCATATAATGTATAAAAGTATTACAACAATTACAACACCTAATATTAATTTTAATTCCATTTATAATATACACCTAGAATTTTTTCTTAATAACAATAATTATAATTATAATAACAATAATAACAATAATTATAATAACAATAGTTATTGTTTAATACAATAATAACAATAGTAAGAATAGTAAACCATTACACAGTTACGGGAGGATTCATATCTTTCATAGACTCATACATTAATTTAATATTCTGTGCTAATACAGGCGTCTTATAGTATACTAAATTAGACATCTCCCCATATATACCCGGCAATGAACCTATGATAACACCATTCGGATTTTGATAGGGTATTATATTTGGTTGAGATATTACTAAATCTCCGTTTAAAAATATATCCATACCACCATCTATAAAATTAACAAAAACATTATTCCATCTTGAGTATATTATTTTTACATCTCTTTTTGTTTTTTTATCAGGTACTATAACAGTGCGTTTTCCTCCATTAGTACTCGTAACATCAACTGAGAATATAAGAACACCTTTTTCTGCATTAAACTGTATATCGGGTACATTTCCGCAGTTTACCAATGAGGTATTTTGAATATATGCTTCATTTGTGTTGGTTGGAACGGGATGAATATATAACCAAGTAGATACTCCATAGTTTACACTTTTATCCATGTTCTTCATTGAAGGAGGAATCGCCACACTGCTTTTCATTTCCAATGGATACACTTTATCTGTTAGCACAACACCATCACTATTTACTATTGTATTAAATACCTTTGGAACCAAAAACTTGGAAGCAATCAAGGCTATTTCAATTAGTAATATAATTACTACAGTATACTCTTTCTTTGCCAACTGTAACTGCTCTCTTAATACAGTCGAACAGTCAATAATAAAACAAGGAATATACAAAATTATTTTCATAATAAAATTAAATATAAATCCCAAACCAACGTTGTTTGATAAAACGAGACTTGTTGATGTATTAAAATTAAATACACTAAGTACTAATGCAATAAGTACCATTAGTAATAAAAAGTTAATAACGCTTATAATTTGGTCTACCGTAGAAGGAATAGACATTATTCGCGTGAGACCATAGATAATTAAGCCTAGAACAATCGCGAAAACAATAAATGATAAACTTATTTTAGATACAAGTTCCGTATAAGGTCCAACTTCTTTTAAACCGGCACTTCCGGACATGGAATAAATCAATAATATCAGTAATAAAACACCAATAGTCAAAAACCCTAGAAGCGACAGTGTTTTGTATGTGGTTAAAAATTCAAAACTATTTTTATAGTAAATATAAATTGTAAACCATACATAAAATAAGAATATTGCCAACAAAAAGTACTTGATTACGCCCGTAAATAACGACTTTATTGTTTCACAGTAAAAATTAATATCCGTCAAGTATGAAAAAAAAGCATTGGGGGCAGGTTTTGCACTAGTTCCTGTACCTATTGTAGACGTGAACGTTTTAACACCCGAAGAACCATAGAACCCAAAAGCATACAAGTATATCCATCTTGCTAAAAATAAAACGGATAATATTTGAAATACATTTGATAATAATCCATTATTCGTATACTTGTATAAAATATAGTTTATAATAGCAAAACCAAAAATAACCATTAAATTTATACCTAAGGATACACTATTTGTAGCGATATATGCAATAATATTTTCACCATTTATTATGAATAAAGCCCCTAAAACTACTGCGACTAAAAATAATAATTTAACTTTTGTGCTTATTTTATCCCAATAAAAAACAACACTTAAAATAATTGTCGCTAGGATTAGTCCAATCAAAATAGGCAATAATACATTAGATAAACGTGCTGCCCATCCAATAATGGTACCAATAAATTGTAAAATCGAATCTATGGTGAAATTAAGTCCCAGTAAAATTACTAGTATAATCGAAAGTGGGTCGGTAATATCTCTTGTTTTTTCAGATAATTCTTTTCTAGAAATAATTAAAACGATTATTATAGGCAAACACCATAGTAATGTGAGAAAGTTTATATTCTGGAAAATACCTAAATTAGCTATATTATTAAAACCACATATAGATACAATTAGTAAAAATAAAAATATACCTATCATATAACTTTTTATTACACCACCATTTGAAAATAACATAACAAATGATACTAGCAGTAACGCAAAAATAATAAATCTTGTTATTGATAAAATAATATTTAATAGTGATGATGATGTCGTATTTGTGGATGGTATATTATCCATTTTTATATATTATCCTATTATAATTAATATATAAAAACATTTATTCATTTACTATTTATTGTTTTTGATTTTATAGTTACTATTACATCTTTACGAATGGTCTATTCTATCCATCGCTGTTTTTTTACCATGACAGTCCCGACATAATGCTACTAAATTACTAACTTCATTTGAACCGCCATTATGTAATGCAATTACATGGTCTACCTCAAACCAAGCAGGCAACTGACGCCTACAATCATTGCATAACCAATTCTGGTTTGCCGCAACAAACTTTTTCTTTGTTTCGCTTACACTTCGTTTTGTTGTTCCTCTACCCGACATCATCATCCGATTAACATTTGGATTATTAGTTCCATCACCGCCGCCACCCATACCGCCGCCACCCATACCACCACCATTCATATAAATATCTTGGTTTGCATCTGTAAATGTTTTTGTATTTGTTAAATTCAAAAATGGGCTAATTAAATCCATCGATTCGCGCGTCATGGGTAGAGTTTTTATCATATCATTTGCATGCCCTAAAAATTCCCTAGAATTATCAGGATTTTTTTTAAAAAATAAATACAATGAAAGTCCACCAAAAGCAAATGTTGCCATTTTTAAATACTTACTACTTTTTACAGTATTTAATATTTTTATTAACCTGCCATCATAATAAGTATTCGCAATCAATAAGCCAGTTACAATAAATATAACCAACTCTATTTTCATTATATTCTGTGAAATGTGAACTATATACTCAACAATATACTCAACTATATACTCAACATATAATAATTTTGAGTATATCTTTTCATTATTTATTCCAGTTTCCTATTTTCTCCTCTTTGTGCTCTTTGTGCTCTTTGTGCTCTTTGTGCTCTTATATCCTCCATTCGCTGCAACAAGCAGAGGTTGCATTCTCGACCGTATGGAATTCGATACACGTCTAACACTTCTAACACTTCCAACTCCCCTAACTCCTCTAACTCCTAACTTATTTACCATGGCAACACTACTTCTTTTACTAGTCAAACTCATTAAATACTGATTCAAGTTTTTAATTTCGGATACTATTTTTGGTAAGTTTATTGGAAGATTGCCATTTTTAAAAAAGTTTTCCGTCAATATATACATTATTTTATTAACAAATATTTTATGTTCAGCAGAACTCATTTGAAATGTTTTTTGCGGCTTTTCTATTAAACTATTATAGATTGACATTAAACTCCAACTGTCTATGTTCATTATATATACCTCGTTAAAATATTTAACCAAGTTCAGTTTATAGTCAACAGTATATGCTAACAAAACATCAATAATATATTCGACAATATAGTACATGGTCATATTATATATTATAATATCTTCACTATATGATTGGTGCTCTTTACTTAAATATTTTTCAAACTCACCACTATAAACAGTATTGAATGTAGTATTAAAAAAGGAAATTTGTCTTTCATGCATATTCATAAAGTTCATATATTCCGTTATAGCAAATACGCGCAAACTATCTCTTGTTATTTTAACACCTTCCTTTTTCAAATTTTTAAGAAATACATCGTATTTTTCGACTACATTTTTTTTAAATAAAAAACTAGAAAATGGATGCATTGGTTGAACACTTAACGTACTCAAAGCATCAGGTACACTTTTTCTGTCACTATCCGCGATATACGATAAACCCCAGTCTATTAATACAAGCGTATTATTATCAGACGCATTAAACATCATATTTTCTGGTTTAATATCGCCGTGAACTACGTTATTTTTATACATGGATGGTATTACAACTGTTAAATACTCAATAATAATATTATTAAGATTTACTATATTCGCAGGAGAGAGCATCGTACCTACCGTACCTATTAAATAATCATTCAGTGTCTTACTTAACTCGGGCATATTTATTATTTTAAACTTGTGTAAATTATTATTTATAGTATCTGAAGTTATCGGCATATTTGTATCACCGTCACTCAAATCAGTCAAAATATTTTCACATACGTTTTCTATCTTTACTTTATCTTTGTCCGATAATGCACCTGGGTCACACATCGTAATATTATCAAGTAAAAAATACTTTTTTATGCTCGCAGGTAAGTGGTCCAATTTTTTTTTAATATTATAGATATACATATATTCTCTTTTCCCTCTATTCTTCTCAATAAGTTTACTCACATAATTTGGTCGAGGGGCTACGTCAGGGTTTTTACAACGTAACGCAGGTTTAAAAACACAACCAAAACCGCCTTTTTCAAAAGCCGCTCCGCCATCATACGTACTTTTTATTTTTTTCGTTTTCACTTTATTTCGTTGTTTTGATTTTTGTTTTGATTTTTGTTTCGATTTTACTCTCGGTTTTGAGTTAAAATCTATTATTTTATTATATTTCATTGTTATGTTACTATGTTACTATTTTACTATGTTATATATTATTACATTATTTAAATATTTTATTTTTTATATAAATAAAATACCCCAACAATACCACCAAGTAAAATGAGAAAGAATACTAACTTTTGCCTATATTTTAACTCTTCTTCTATCTTTACTGCTTTGGGTTTATAGTGGTAATAATATTCTTTCAATGCTTGTTTGAGGGATATTTCGGCTTTATTTGTCATTTTATTCACACGATTATGTATAAAATGGACCCACTTTATAAATGAGTCGCGACTATCCAAGTAAGGGGTTACGGGATATTTATCTATTAAATCACTAAACTTATTACCGATTCTTGAATCTGGCATAAATAGAGGAAAATTGTGAATTAGTTCATAGTATTTTTTCTTTGTTACATCATTTGGGTGAATGGGATAGCAAATGGCGATAGACAAAAGGACAAACCAATAGTGTGGTCCCCATACATTTGAATCTAATACCATTTCTAATTAGAAACAATATAAAAAGATAACAAAGAATACATATAATTATGAATTCAAAATCATTAAAATCAACATATAATAATTTTTGCAACAATTGTGGAAAAACGGGGCATTTACTAGTCGATTGTAAAAACCCTATCACAAGTGTCGGTATTATTTCATTTAGGTATAGTACAACAAATAACTGTTTGGAGTATCTTTTAATACAAAGAAATGATAGTTTCGGATTTGTAGAGTTTATACGTGGCAAGTATCCCTTATTCAACATACAATATATACAAACACTAATCAATGAAATGACATCTGATGAAAAAAGCAAACTCTTAAATATGAAGTTCGAAGACATGTGGAAGCTATTATGGGGAGAATACTCTAGTCTTCAATATAGGGGCGAAGAAACATCTTCTAAAGATAAATTCGAATCTCTGAAAAAGGGCATAAAAATTAAAGACGCTGAATATAGTTTAAAAACATTAATTGAGTCTTCTACTACAAACTGGAGTGATCCAGAATGGGGATTTCCTAAAGGTCGCAGAAACTACCAAGAAAAAGATATTGACTGTGGTCTCCGAGAGTTTACAGAAGAAACAGGGTACGATTTATGCGACTTTAAACTTATTGAAAACATTATCCCTTATGAAGAAATGTTCATCGGTTCAAATATTAAAAGTTATAAACATAAATATTATCTAGCGCATATGATAAATAATACGAAAGATATTCAAGAATATCAGAAATCAGAAGTGCGAAATATAAAGTGGGTTAGTTTCGAAGAGTGTATAAATTGTATTCGCCCTTATAATTTAGAAAAAATTAATATTATTGAAAAAATAAATAAAGTTTTACAAGAATATAGATTATATTAACATTATATAAGAATTACTTATTCATTTATAGTATATAGTATATAATAGTATATATTAGTATATATTAAATGGATTCGAACCCAAACCAAAAAGGTAAAAAACCTGCCATTAAAATAAAACAAATTAATATTCCGGAAAATATTCGCGCATTACTTAATCGTGGACAAGGTGAAGGTGCCGCTGCAGGTATTGCTGCTGCTGCTAGTGCTGCCGCTGCTGCTCCAGGCGCTTCTTCATTATCATCATTAGACCCCTTTATAAAAGTTGTAGCCGACTCAAACCGAGGTATTATTTTAATGCCCGTTCTTTCAGATGTTAAATTTTCCATGCCTCCCGGTTCTGTTGGTTCATTTTTGGATAGTTCGTCGTCGTCGTCGTCACCCGGTCAAGGTCCAGGTCCCGGCGGTGCCCAAAGTTCGGAGAGTTCCTATAAAAAAAGTGGTACGCCACATTTATCAAGTGCATCACGTTCACGACAAAATTTAAGTTTCCCAAATTTCTCTAGTCTTTCAAAATCATCTTCTGGTTCACGCGACGCATCTAGAAACCTTTCAATGTCTACGCCTAGTGGCAATATGAAAGACTTTAATATTTCTCTCCCCAGTGGTAGTAATAGTTCGGGATTTAATATATCTATTCAACCAAGAGATGCAGATGATTCATCGTCTGGAAGCCAACCGCAAGAACGACAAGGTAGAAGACAAATTGCAGATAGTAGTTCATCAAGCCAGGAAGGATTCGCAGCATCACGTGTACCTTCAGAAGAAAGTATGGATAGTCGCCTTGGGTACGATATTCCGCGTGACGAGTT